ACTCGTCCACATCCGAGCCCGCGATCTCGGTGTAGCCCGGCACGGCGTAGGTGTGGGTCGCAAGGGGCGTCGTGTTCGTCTTGAAAATCGCGACCTTCCACGCCGTGATCTGCGTCGCGCCCGACAACGTCGCGTCGAGCATGTGATCGAGCCCCTCGTTCGTCACGATGTTTTTGTGACGCTCGGCACTGAGCACCACCATGTCCTCGCCGGGCACGACAGGCGGCAGCATCCCGCGCCGGCTCATCTCGGCCAGGTCCATGTTGTGGACGCCCATCCGGCTCGCGGGCCGGTGGTGGGTCGTGCGGAACGCGCCACCCATCAGCCGCCGGAGCGACTCCAGGGCGACCTCGTCCATGCCCCACTTCGAGCAGAATTGGTCGTTGGTCATGATTACGCTCCTCTACTGGTTCAACAGGCTGCCAGTGGATAGGGTGAAGTCATCGATGAGAAATTCGGTGTCCTGCCCGTACGCCGAATTCGCGTAGCCCATGAGGTAACCGGCGCTGAATCCGTTGGGGCCTCCGCTCGGGATACGAATCGGCTGACCCGTCCGGTTGTGCGTCTGCGTGTAGGAGCCCTCATCCTCCCACCTACGCCATACCTGCATCAAGCCGTCTCCGGCACCCGCCGAACTCTCGGCCCTGACGCGCACGACGATCTTCATCCACCGCCCCTGATCCGACGGATAGGAGATGAAGGGCACGGAGCCCTGGTCGCCGCCGAGCACGCTACCGCGGCCGGGGGACACCTTGACGTACCACCTGGCACCTCCGCTCCCGTCCGGGCGGGTCTCCATCCCCACGGTCGACCCGTCGCCGCTGGTCGAGTAGGCGTCCATCCAGAACATGAACAGCTTGTTGTTGTCGCTCGACGGACCGTCGAGATGACGGAAGTTGATAGGGACGCGCAGCCACCAGCTCGCCCACAACTCCGGGTGCGCGGACCCGATCGAGTATCGCTGCTCGGTCATCGGCTGCCCGGCGGCATACCTGAAGCGCAGGGCATGGCTTCCGCCCGAGCCTGGCCGGCTCTCCCAGTCATCCGACTGACCGCAGTTCTCAATGGCGCCGTTGTTCCAGACGGCGCAGCCGTCGTCGCGGACGACCGAGGTCCGGTTGTTCCTGGCCCAGCTGAAGCCGTTGGTATCGGTGGACATGTCCCCCGACTCGAATCCGTCGAAGAACAGGTCACCCGTCGGCTCCGGTCCGGGATCAGGCTCGGGGTCCGGGTCTGGCTCGGGGTCAGGGTCCGGTCCGGGGTCTGGCTCCGGCTCTGGGTCTGGCGGCGGGTCATGACCGGGGTCCGGATCTGGCTCTGGCTCTGGGTCAGGCTCGGGCTCGGGATGTGGGTCCGGCTCCGGCTCGTCGGGCGGATCCTCGGGCTCCTCCGGCGCGTCCACCAGCTCCGCGTCGACCGTGTAGTCGTGGCTGTAGAACACGCGAGCATCCGGCGAATCGGCAAGCGCTTCCGTCACGTTCTCCACGGCCTCGCGCTCGGTCGTGTGCCTCGAGTACTCGACGTCGTCCACGTAGACGACGTACGGTCCCGAGCCCCGGGCCGTCAGCTTGATCTCGCTCATTTACCTCGCCTCCGCGATTAGAAATCCTGCAATCAGTCCAGCCCCGATCTTCCACGCGTCCCCTCCGAAGGAGAGCGACCAGCGGCCTCCCGACTCCAGAGCCGCGATGTGCTCGACTCGCACCGTGTCGCGCCGCTCCAGCACGCCCACGTGCGCCGTGAGCGCCGTCACCTGCACCGCCAGCGCGTCGCCTCTCTCACGCTCCTGGATCCGCCCGTCGTGCTCGACCTGGCGCAGCGAGTCGGTCACCAGGATCGTGCGGTCGAGATTCGCCACGATCGCGCGGTGCGTGTCGCCGGTCAGCCAGTCGTCGTGCTCGGCCAGCTCGCGCTCCGCGGCACCGCGGAGGCTAGCGTTGCTCTGGGCCAGTCCGGCCACGCGCTCGTTCAGCCCCTCGATGCGCGCGGAGTCGGACGCCCGGCGGCGCATCGTCTCGGCGACGACCGCCAGAACCTCAGCCTCCGCGGCCTCGACGCGCGCGCGGGTGTCCGCGAGAATCGCCGTGAGGCTGTCGGCTTCGGCTCCCTTCGCCGCGGCGACCCCCCGGTAGTGGGCAGCGGACGCGACACCGGCCGCGACGAGCAGCAGGGCGAGCGTGAGGAGGAGGGCGCGGGTCATCCGTGGAGGTCCGGCCGAAGGAAATGGTCGTGCAACCAGACGGCCGTCAGCCCACCCATCCCGAGCCCGAGGAACCGCGATCCCGAGTAGTGCAGCACCGTCCTACCGAGCAGATACACAATCACCAGTAACATGATGAGGAGCAGCGCGTTCCAGCCCCTCCCCGGTCGCTCATGCTTGCTCAGGTGCCGGAACACCCACGTCGTGATCTCCGACAAAGTGTCCCGCGCCCCGGTGTTGAGGACGACCGCAACCCCCTCGATCGGCAGGAACGCGAGCAGCACGATCAGGCCGAACAGCGGCCGGGCGGGCATCGCAAGTGCGGTCATGACGAGGGCAAGCCAGACGCCCCAAAGTGCCGCGAAGACGGGGTGCGGGAGCTTGGCGATCATCCGGTCAGATGCCTCCCTTTGGGGTCGATCTCGACGTGCACGTGCGCCACGCGGTTCTGGTAGCGCGGGTCGAGACTCGCCGGCCCCTCGACGATCACGTCGAAGTCCTCGCCGAGCCGATTGCCGAGCTCGGTCGCGAACGCACGCTGCTCGGTGGGCGGCCACTCCCGTGACCGAATGTCCATCGCCTCGCCGGTCCCGTGCTTGGACGAGCCGCCGGGCGTCGGGGGGCGTCGACCCGACGTGATGACCAGGTCCTCGTCGAACATCTCGCGCACGAGCACCCGAGCCTCGACCCGGGCCATCCACAGCGCCGGGTGCATGTCCTTCCACGCGGAGTCGGAGAACGTCGTCATCAGCCGTTGCCCCGGAGCCGGAGCACGATCACGTCCCGAATCACCGTGTAGGGGATCACATTGCCGGCCACGAGCACGCCGATGAATGAGCCCGCGAGCACGAGCGTGTTGTCCCGGTAGAGCGCGACGACGAACGAACCGGCGCAGAGCACCGCGCCCAGCGCGCCGGCCCACGCACGCAGCCGCTTGGAGCGCGCGTCGTCGACCGCCTGCTCCTCACGCGCCACCGCTTGCGGGTGGACGTCGTCGTCGTCGGATCGGATGTCGACCACCGTCGTCTTGCTCATGCGTCTCTCTCCAAGTCGATGCCCAGCGCGGCGGCGAGCCGCGCGCGTTCCGCCCTGCCGAGCCGGATGTCGGCGCGGATACCGTCGAGCAGCCTCACCACCTTGACCGTCGTGACGATCGAGAGCGCGAGCAGCGTGACCAGCACCCCGACCGGCACCCACGCGTCGTCGGGATCGACCAGCATCTGCAACGAGCTCGCGATACCGGCACCCACCGACGTGAGCGAGGCGAACGACCAGGCGACGAACTCCGTCTGCCCTCTCATGTAGCCCTCCACGCGGCACGAGCGAACAGGCCGAACGCGCCGAGGCGAGCCGTCTGGTAGGCCCCCCACCAGGGCATGAACACGCCCTGCCACTCGGCCGCCATCGCCAGATAGGCGAGCGTGCCGAGGCCGCAGTAGATCAGCATCGCCCACGCGAGCCGATGATTCAGGGACAGGAGCAGAACGATGCCCGCGCCGAGCGTCGCGATCACTTCCGGGCCCGCGAGCCAGACCAGGGCCGACAGCGCCAGATAGGCCGCGGCGACCACCATCCCACCGAACGCGAGAATCAGCAGCGTGAACTGAGCGAGCATCCAGTACGCGACGCCCTCCCACGAGCCGCCCGTCACGAACGCGACGCCGTCGTGCACGACCGCCGTAGCGAACGCAAGCGCGACCAGCCAATACGTAGCCGGATGCTCGCGCCTCCGGACGATGAGCACGACAGCCGGAGCGAGCGGAAGCCAGTGAACTGCCTCGTACATCATCCGCATGCCGGCGGACACGTATGGCCGAAATTGTATTCACCGCAGACCTCACGCCCACCGCCCACGACGGTCGCGACCTTGAGCTCTGCGCCCGTGTCGTGGGGGTGAAACTCCATGCGCACGTTCCGCGGCCCGACCTTGACCGACGCGACGACGAACATCCACAGCATCGCCAGGATGTCCGTTAGCGCCCACCACCAATACCGTGTCTCTGCCTCAGCCATGCTCCCTCCCTATTTGATGATGTCCAGCACCGTCCCCAGGACCGCCAGAATGGCGACCACGACGTACCCGATGACCTGCCAGCGGACGCCGAGGAACTTCAACTCCTCCGCCTTGTCTCCTGTGGTTCGGCCGTTAACTCTGTCGACAGCCTTCGACAGCTTCTCGAACGCTTTCCACAGCCGTTTGATCTCGTCGTCATTTTTCCGCACCTGCTCAAACAGCCCGACCGAGCCGTTGCCGATGAGCAACTTCCGGAGCTCACGGAGTTCCGCGAGCGCCAACCGGCCGAGTTCCTCGGACGGATCAGTGTTCGGCATCGGATTCGGCCCTGGCATCAGCTCGATCCTCCGTCTTCAGGCGCAGGAACTTCTTCGCGGCCTGCTCAATGTCAGCGCACAACACGACGACTTCCCACCATTGGCGGGCTTTGCGGAGCTCCGGCGGCTCGACGAGATCCACGGCGGGGACTCTCATGCGAACGTGACCCTTGCGCGAAGGCGGGCTGCGCCGGCTACGTAGAGAGTGTGGCACCCACCTTGGAGGTACCCATGCGAACATTGACCGCCCTTCTCGCCCTTGCCCTCACGGCATGCGGCGAGTCCACCACCGATCTGCCCGAGGACCTGCTCGCCGTCGCCAGCTTCGACATCGTCGGTGGGGCCAACCAGACGGACACGATCGAGGCCAGGCTGGCCCCGATCACCGTCGAGCTCACCGCCGGCGCGTCGCTGCAGGGCGATCCGGTGCCTGGCGTGACGGTCAACTTCGTGATCGTGGAAGACGACTGCGGCGAGGTGTTCGCGGGCAGCGCGACGACGGACGCGGCCGGGCGTGCAGCCGAGCTCTGGGACCTCGGCACGACCGCGAAAAAGTGCACGTTGGAGGTGCGCGCGGTCGACGCGGACGGCACGGCGCGAGTATTCGCGAGCACGAAGGCGACGGTACGCCCAGGCAATCCGGTGCGGCTCGACCTCGGTCCCTCGCCCCGTACGTTCTACGTTGACGTTGGCGACAACCTCTCCGCATCCGGCCGCGATTCTCACGACAACGATGCACCGATCAGCGCGACGTGGACCGTGCCGCCTGGATTCACGCTGGACGGCTCCCTCTTGGGAGCGGCAGACGAGGCCGCGGGGTGGGCGATCGCTACCACGCCCCGGCTGGTGGACTCCGTACACGTCTCGGCGCTCTACGACCTTCGACAGGCGCCGAAGAGTTGGGTGCACGAAACCCTGACCGTTCCGCTCAACGGAGCGGTGCTCAGCACGTACGACTGCGGCCTGGCAGGCATGGACAGCACGCGTGCGGTGAGAGACCTGACGCTCGATACCTACTTCCCGGGGACCGCCAACTTCTCGGGAACGCTCCAGTCGACGAAGTGGTGTGCGGATGGTCGGGTGCTCGGCCCGGGACCCGTCTCTTACGGCTCGTGGGCGTTCTCCCACAAGCCTGGCAAGCTCGGCGGGATGGATCTCGTTGGGCCGTACTCGTACCGCGAGGATGAGGTCTCGGGTGACGCGGAGCGCATGTGGACGCGCACCCTCAGGGCCAGATCCTAATAGGCTATCCATTATTTCCTCCCCGCCATCGTCGCGCGGGTGACGAGCTGCCGCCGGTGTAGCCGAGACAGCCGCCCGGTGCACATGTACTCGGGCGCGGTAGCGAGGTTGAGTTCCCGCCGGCACGCCTCGGCCGTCTTCGCGTCGAGTGCGGCGAACTCCGCGCTCACGAGCACGATCATGTCGGCCGCGCGCATCCGGCCACAGCACGGACACTTCACCAGTGCGGCAGGCTTGCCCCTGTAGTCGCCGCGATCGGCCCACGTCGTCATCCGGCAATCTCCAGGGCCTGGTAGGTGACATAGTGCGCGGCAGTCGGGGCGGCGTTCTGGCTCGAACCGCCGGTATTCTCAAGCCACGTCACCCCCTCGGCCGGATCACCGTCCGTCGCGAGATTAAAGCCGTGGACATTGATGTCGTCGATCGTACCAGAACCGCTTTCGCTGATCGACTTCACACGGATGCGGATGTCGTCGTTCGTGGCGAGGCCGGAGACGCTGATGTTCTGGAGGACGTGCGCGAGGCTCGTGCTCTCGGTCGCGCTGGCCTCGGCGGTGAGTTGGAAAGTCCGAGTGGCCCGCTCGACCCATCCGCCTCCGTCGTTGGAGTCGAACGCGAGCGTGACCGTGACCTGATAGGAGCCGCCGACCTGTTCGGTGATCTGGAGGTCAAACGAGTAGTGGATCGTGTAGGCATCGCCTTCGGCACCACCAGCGGGCAGGCTCGCGAGGTTGCACTCGGTCGTCTCGGCGACGGCGTCGAGCGAGTTGCCCGCAGGGAAGTCGTCGCCGTCTGGCGTCGTGGTCGTGCCGGTCTTGAGCAGCGCCCGGATCGTCGCACCGTCGGTTGTCACGTCCAGGAAGCTCAGCTCGAGCGTCTGGTCTGAGGCCGCGTCGTCGGCTTCGTAGGTTTGCAGTCCGAACCCGAGCGGAATAATCAGAGGCGCGCTGTCGTAGCTTTCCGTGAAGACAATGTCCTTCTCGCCGTTGCCGTCGAAGGCGCCTGCCACCGTCTCGCCCTGCGCGAGCCGCGCGACCTGACCCGCCGCCGCGTTGTCGACGGAATCCGTGTTGCCGCTCCGAATCGCGGTCCCGGTCGTGCGCAGGTACGAGACCTCGGAGCCCACGTCGGACGCGTCCTCGGTCCGGTAGACGATCACGCCGATGCGGATGTCGTCGGACGCGCTGAACCCGCCGAGGCCGGTCACGTCCGCCACGCCGTCGGCTCCGACCACGACCTCGGTCTCGCCCTCGATCGTCGCGCGCGAGGGGTCAGAGCCCGCAGCGGCGGCCACCTTGACGGATCGGGCGCCGGCCTCCGCGAGCACCTGCACGGACAGTGTGCCCGCGGTCGAGAGCCGAGGCAGCACCTGGCGGATCGTGACCGTCCTATCCTTCCGCAGCAGGCGCCGCTCGACGACCGGCCCCGGCGTGCCGGACACGGACCCGCCGCCGAACGCCGGGTACGGCTCTACCTGGACGCTGAGGATCCGCGCTTGCGGGACGGTGACCCCGGTTAGCACGGCCTCCAAGTCGGCCGCGTCGAAGTCCTCCGATGCCCCGAAGGTCGGCTCGTCGCTCGGCTCGTGGACCTCGTAATAGATACGCACGCCGACGCAAAACGCGCTCGGAGTCCAGCGCACGGCAGGCTCCCCGGCGTCGTCGATCTCGACACTGACGTCGAGCACCCGCGGCGTGGACGGGATCGCGATACTGACGGCGGTCGTGTAGGCGGACGGGCGGCGTCCGACGTCCTCGCTCCGCGCCCGGACCCACGCGGTCCCGCCGGGCGCGAGCGGCGGCGTCGTCAGCGTCGAAGGCGCGTCGACCCGGTCGAGGAAGTTCCATGCGCCTGAGTCGTCGGCGGGCTCGACGATGGCGACCGCGTAGTCGACGCGCGCGTCCGGGTCACCGGAGCCGAGCACCGTGACCGGGATCTCGACCACGCCGTCGAGGTCCGTCGTGACGGTACCGAGCGTCGGCGCGAAGAGCGGTGCGTTCGCGGAGCCCGCGTCGATCAGCGTGAGCGCCGCCCACGCGGCGTTCAGGTTCTTACGGCCGACGACCTGCGCGAGCCGCGACAGCCCCCGCTCACCCGACAGGTAGTCGGGCATCCAGGAGACACCGACCGCGACCCACGTTCCGACCTTCAGCCCCTCGGCGTCCGCGTCGGTGCGGCTGGCCTCGAGCGCGAAGTACTGGCCGCCGAGCGCGAACCGGTCGGTCGCCATGCGGGCGATCCGGTTCGCGACCTGGGCGCCCGCTTCGTCGGACACGTCGCCGCTGACGGGGCCTGAGTCGCTTGTGCCGATCGCGCGAAGCAGGTCGGACGAAACCCGGAGCTCCTGCTCGCCTAGCAGGTCGATCGACGCCTGGAGCGGGAACCTGTGCTCGATCTCGCGCGACAGAATCTGATCGCTGAGCGCGAGGTTCGTCCGCTGGTCCTCGGAGATCCGGTAGTCGCGCTTGTACGTGACTCGGACGAGGTTGATCGCGTCCGCGGTGCCGTGGCTCCAGCCGCCGCCCGCCGGCCGGCAGTTGTCATCGTCGAGCGCCACGAGTGTGACGGACGCATCGGGCAGCACGTACGTCACCGGGCTGATTTCCCCGGCCGCGTTCAGCGTCGGGGCCGCGTGCGCGATCGGGTACGCCTGCTCTTCGGCCCACACACGGAAATCGTCGACCGGCTTCTCGATGATCGTTCGGACCGGCGTCGCGAGCGCGAGCAGCGCCGCCTCGTCGTACCGGATGCGGGGGTCGTCCTCGGAGTAGTCGCCGCGGTATCCGTTACGCAGCAGCTCGCCGACGGTGAGGCCCCGAAGGTGCAGCGGCCACGCCTCGGACACCGGCCCGTCGTACTGCACGATGACCTCGATCACCTGAGCATCGGACGGGAGCGTGTCGCCCGATACCAGGTTGTTCACACGGATGCGCGAGATGTAGTCGCGGTCGAATACGATGCTTCCGAGTGCATCGAACGAGTCGAACGGCTGCTGGCCACCGCCGCCGGGTAGAGACGGGTGACGGTGCGCGATCTGCTCGACGACCGTGTACGCGCCGCCGGTCGCCTCGTCACGCCAGAGCAGTTTCCACCGATCGTGGACGAGGAGGCTGGGCGAGCCACTGACCGGTCCGACGGATTCGAGCGCGTCACGCATCGGGTCCGTCAGCTCGAGCTCGGTCGTGTTGTTCGGTGACGGTGCCGCGAAGGGGAACTCAATGCGCCCACGGTTCGCGGTGTCCGCGCGGTACGTGGCGACGAGCGGCTCGGTCGGCGGGATCGGGAACGTGATGCTGCCACCGAAGAACGGGCCGGTCGCGACCGTCACCCCGTACCCGTTCAGCACCCCCCGCGGGAGAATCGTCGGCGTGTCGGTCCGCGCGAACGCCTTCGTCCTGCGCTCGCGCTCGCGGATGTCGCGCAACTCAAGATCGTACGTCACGAAGGTATCGAGCAGCGTGACCGTCCGTACCACTCCGTCGAGCACGACCTCCGCGCCCGAGCCGAAGTCCTCGGTCAGCAGCGCGCGGTGGCCGTTGATCTGACTGTTGCCGTTCGCGTCGGCGAGCAGGCCCGTGAGGTACCCGGTGTCCTGGTCGGTCGGATCCGTCGGGACGTCGACGATCTGCACGGTGCATTGCCCGATGCTCGCCGAACCCTTCGCGAAATCGATCTCCTGCTCGGGGAAGCTCGTCGGCGCCTTCAGGTACGGGTTCGCGTGGGCTGGATCCGTGCTTACGGTGAAGAGGATCGTCGTGTCGTCGGCTTCGTAGACGGTCAGCTGATACACGGGCTCGCGATGCATCAGGCGGCCCTCATCTCGGCGAGCGAGCGTATGCCGGGCAGGCCGTGGTGCCCGATATGCCGATCGGCCACGGCCAGGTTGCCACTCGACAGGACTACGACGTCGCCGGACCATCCGGTCGGCAACGTGAAGGTGCCCGTGGTGGCCGTCCCGGTCTGGACGCCGTCGATCGCGAGGATCGCCGTCACCGTCGCCGTGCGAGCGAGCGCGTTCACGATCGCGATCTGCACCACGACCTCCACGACGTCGTCGACGGCTACGACTCCCGCCGGCTCGGCGACAGCGACCTGCGAGCCGTTCACGCTGATGGCCACGTCGTAGCGGCCGTCGCCGCTCGTGTTGTCGCGCCGGACGATGATCGTGCCGGGCGTCGTGGCGTTGCCGAGCCGCCACGGCGACCCACTGAGTCCGGGCGCGAACGCGGTTCCCGCCTCCTGCCACCGGCCGTAGAACGTCGCGCCGCCGGCAGCGATGATCGCGTCGGGCGTGAACTCGATCGGGATGCTGAGCGCGTCGGCGCCGCGCACGCCGTCGGTAGCCGAGTCGGTGACCACGTCGCTCGTCTCGACCGGCTGGTCGGTCTCGAACTGCGGATTCCAGACGTAAATCTGGGACGAGCCGTCACCGGTGTAGGAAATCACGCCGTCGCCGGTGCTTATGCCGAGCCTGGCGCGTGGCGTCGTACCGCCGGTGCCCGCATCCCAGATCACCGTGACCCGCCACCAACGTAGGGCGCCGCCGAACGGCCCGCGTCTGATCCGCACCGCGACGTGATCCGCGTCTGTCGTACCGACTGCGCCCGTCGACAAGTTGAACCACGTGATGTCCGTGCGGTTGGCTTTGTTGACCGTCTCGATGTAGGCCACGGAGCGCGTCGAGGGGCGCACCCAGAAGCTCGTGGCCTGACGCGTGTCGTCCGTGAGAGCGGGCAGCGTCTGTTCGATGACGTGCTGGCCCGTCTGGGTGTCCTCGACGAGGGCGAAGACGCCGGCCGACGCGGACGCGACACCCCTGGGGCTAGCGATCGAAGCAGTTAGCGCGACGCTCGATCGCACCTTCGTCCACGAGGAATCGGACAGGTCGTCGCTAAAGTCGTATGCGTTGCCTCCGGCACGCTCGAGCAACCTCGTCGGCGTCTCCCTGATCCCGTCGCCGTCGAGGTCGACGTACTCGGTGCGCGGTACGTTCGCGGCGAACTCCTGGAGCAGGCCGTCAGAGTCCATCCCGAGAGCGGTGGTCGAGCGTGTGAACGTGAAGGCGCCCGGCGCGGCGGCGCTGAAGCGGAAGAACGCGTCATCGAAGTACGTCGCGGGGATGACCGCAGCCGTCGTGCGTCGCACGGTGATGTCGAGCTCGAGCGTGCCAGCGTCCGCACGACGGGGCAGGATCTCGTCGGCGATCGAAGGCGACTCGCCGTAGACGGTGAGGGGCAGCCCGGTGAGCGCGTCGTGGAGCGTCACCGAGCCCGCGCGCTGGAGATGGCGCACCACTCGCTCGACGTCCGGCCACTCCCACTCGTAGAACCGGAGCGTCATGTGCAGGAGCGGGTCGCGCCGGATCTCGAACGCCGCCGGCACGCCCGCCGCGGACACGTCCGAGCCGCCGAGGCCGCGCGAGCCCGGCGTGTGCGGGCGCATCGGAAGCGCCATCGTGAAGTCGCCAGCGCCTCCGTCGTTGTAGACCCAGCGCGGCCGGTGTGCGAGCTCCGTCATGCTGACGACCTCGGGTGCAGGTTCACCCTCACACTCGGCCCGAAGCGCTCCTGCGCGTTCTGCACGGCGCCCAGGACAACCCTCTGAAAACGTGGATCTGCTGGCGAGAGTTGATCCAAGTACACATGTATTTCAGGGCCGGGCACGTCGCGCGTGCCGGGTACCGACGTGCCGAGCGCGCCGCGCGGGATCGAGCCGCCACCGCCCACACCAGACCCACCACCGCGGCCCGCGATTGCTCCGGGGATCGCCTTGAACAGCGCGGCGGCCGCGAAGTGCTTGAGCGACGCCGCGATCGCCGCCGGGTTCGGCGGCCAGAGGCCGGACGCGAGCGCGGCCGTGCCCTGAGCGATCTGCTCTTCGGCCCTGCCCGCCACGAGCCCCGAGACGATCGCGGCGCCGGCTTCGCGTGCGGCGTCACCCGCAGCCGCCCAGATCCCGCCCTGCGCCTCGAAGCCCGTGGCGGCGGAAAGGAAGAACGTCTCGAAAGCCGCGGTCATCTCCTGGGCGACGGGGACCGCCGCGTCCCGGAGCTCCTGCATCTCCTTATCGCGGAACTTCTTGGCCGCTTCAGCAGCACGGGCCTGCGTTTCGAGCCGGCGCAGAAAGCGCGCGTTCGCCTCCTCCAGCTCGTCGTCGTCTTCCCCGTCGCCGCCAGGCGTCGGAGGCGGGACTACCGGAGCGGGGGGCGGCACGCTCGCCGCTTCGCGCTGGCCCGTGGCGGCTTCCACCGCCGCACGTCCGACGTCCCGGTACGACTCAGCGAGATCGCCGAGCGCATCGGCCATATCGGCCGCGTTGCCGGCGATGTCCTCCTGGAGGAGTCGCTGCTGCTCAGCGAACTCCTCAGGCGTCAGCTGGTTCATCCGGAACTCGATGTCGACGCCCGGAATCTTGTTGAAGCCCTCGATGACGGAGTTGACGAGCCGGGCGACATCCTGCCTGGCGCCAGCCAGCCAGAGCGCCAGCGACGTGCCGATGACGTCGAACGAGTTTATGACCATGCGGGCCATGAACCGGACCGTCTCGATCGTCGCCTGGGCCACCCGCACGACCGCGACGCCCCAGTCCCGGATCGCGGCCAGGTTCTCGCGGATCCAGACCGTCAAACCCTGGACGGCGCCGGAGAGTCCGTCGAACAGACCGCTCGCGTTGCCGATCTCGATGACCGCCAGCCGGAACACCGGAAGCAGACCGATCGCTAGGTCTTCACGGAGTTGGCGGAACCACGTCGTCAGGTTCCGGACGCGGTTCGCGGTCGAGTCCTGCGTGCGAGCCAAGTCACCGACCGCGACGCCGGCCTTCTCGTAGATAAGCTGCATCCGAGCGACGACGCGTTCCTGTTCGGTCAGATCCTTGGCTAGTGTCTTGTTGGAGTTGGCCAGTGCGAGAGTGTCGACGTCGACCGCACGCAGGATGATCCCGAGGCGCTTGAGCGGCTCGGCTTCGCCCGTAGCCCCCGACCGGATCGCGGCGAACGTCTCGGCGATCGGTATGTCGTGGAACGACTGGAAGTCGGCGGCCATGCGGACCGCCTGTTCCGACAAATCCGCCGACGCGTCGGCGGCGAGGCCCGCGCCTTGGAAGATCGCGCCGAAGTTGGCCAGCATCTCGCGGCCTTCGGTGCGCGTCAGCCCCGCGATCCGGGCGAATCGATCCAGGAAGCCGTCGAGCTCGGCAGCGCGCTCCTGTCCAAACACGGTGCCGAACTTGGACGCCGTCTCCTCGGCCGACGATCCGAGCCGGAGCATCTCGCGCGCGAACCGGGTGACAGCCCGGACGCTGAACGCGGCGGCGACCGCGAGGCCGATGCGACGGAAGGCGACCTTCATCTTCGATTCCGACTCGCGGGCAATCCTGCCCATCGAGCGGTCGACCTCGCGCTCTAGCTTCTTGGCTGCGTTCGCGTCGAGAACGAGTTGGATGAGGCGGCGGATCATGCGCTCACCTCAACCACCCGAGAGCGTGCGGTGATCGCGCGCCCACTGCTGCCAGCCGTCCGGGTTCTTCGTGGCCGCGACGGCATCCGCGATCCGGAGCTTCTCGGCAGCAGCGGCGCGGGAGAGGTGGCCCATGCCGTGCACGAACTCAGCCCATGTGCGAGGCCAGGCGCCGAAGCCGACGCGGAACTCGAGCGCTTGGTCGAGGATGTCGGCGGCACCGGCGCTCCTCAGGTGGGCAGGGACCGGGCGCGCGACGTCATCCTGCACCCCCAGAAAAAACCCAGGAGCTGACCGACCTCCACTTCGGTCGCTCTGCGGTAGGGGTTGCGGCGAAGTCGGAGCGCCCAGAGGAGCCGCGCGGGCAAGCGCAGGGGGCGCAGGTACTTCGGTGCCAGGCCGACGACGAACCGGAGCGCCTTGCGTGCGTCGCGTGCGACCTCAGGCGTCAGGCGCTCATCGTCCTCGGCCTCCGCAAGCGCCTGGCGCACTTCGCTGAGGCGGATCCCGTCCTCGAAGCTGACGGGCACGATCTCGTACGCGACGCCCCTGAAGACGAACGCCATGCGCTCGGCTCCGAGCACGTGGAGCGTGGCCCCAGCGTTCCGGGCACGGGGGGCAGGCCCCGGCCGCTGGGGGAACTCGCGCGCGTACCCCTCGCGCGCCATGCGCTCGAGTTCGGCGCGCGGGATCCGGTTGAGCGCCATTAGGCCGTGTGGATCTCGATCGCGGGCGTGGCCTCCTCCGGCCGCCCGATCGTGAACAGGTGGTGCCCGTCCGGCATCGCGCCGTTGTGCATCACGTGGAACACGACCTGCTGCACGACCTTGCCGCCGTCCTCGTGCTTGTACATCGGCGGCGTCGCGGTGAAGTGGCCGCGCCAGAACCAGATCCCGAGGTCAAGCAGCGCTTCCTGAGCGGCTGTCGCGGCGTCGCCGCCAACCGTCCAACCCCCAGCGGTCGTGTAGTCGACCGTGACCTGGGCGTTCGCCTCGATGAAAACCTGCTCGGGCAGGATCGCCATCGTGTACTCAGTCACGGCGCGCCGCCGCTGGAAGCCGCCGCTCGCGGACCCCGTCGGCGACACGATCGCACGGAGCGCGTCGTCGGCTGCGTAGAGCGGGATCGTGACCCGCGGATCGAGCCCCTCGAGGTACTTGTCGTGCGCGGCCGCACCCGTGAGCTCGGGCAGGGTAAGCGTCGAATACGAGTCGTTCAACTCGATACTGATCTCGCCCTCGGTGTCGCCGAGGTGGACCAGGTTGGCGACGAGCGCCGTGCCCGAGCCGGCGAACGCGCCCGGCGCATAGAACACCGAGCCTCGGCCGATGGCCCTGATTTGGGCGGTGAGGTCGAGCAGATCCATGGGTTACTCCTCCCGGGCGGTGGTGGCCTTCTTGCGCGACGCGGGCGCGGGCGCGGTAGCCGTTGTGTCTTTGGCGGCATCGACGATGCCCTGAACCGCGTCCTCGCCGAGCTCCTTCTTCCAGCGCTGGATATCGGCTGGCTTGGCCTTCCCGCTGGCGACGGCCCTGCGGACGTGGGCGAGGCCCAGGGTGCGTAGTTGCTGATCGGACATGCTCATGCGAGTCTCGCTTTCGTGGGGTTCGAACGGGTCGGGGACGGACGGCTCCGGCTGTTCCGGTATCGCGAACCGGGAGGCGCGCCGAAGACGCAACAGGTGGTCGACCAGCACGCAGGCAAGTGCGCCAGCGACGAGGACGGCGGCAGTGACCGTGCTCACGTGTACCTCTCGCGGAGATACGTCAGCCGGAAGTCGAGCGCGCGGGCGAGCGTGCCGTCCGTGGCCCCCGTGAGCGGGCGGCTGTCGATGTACTTGCTCCAGAGCTCCAGACCGCCGATGGTGACCTCGGTCTCGTGATGCAGCAGCCGACGGAGCGCCCGCTCGAGGGTCCGGACGTTCGCGAGCGACCGTACCCAGAAATCGATCTGGACGAGCGACTCCTCGTAGTTCTCGCCCTCGGTGTTCGCGATGAGCGTCCAGCGCATCGAGTTGACCTTGAACTCGCGCTCGCCGGCCATGTAGAACGCGGGCGGGTTGCCGAGCACGGCCAGCACGTCCGAGTCGGCCGCGACCGGCGCCACGAGGCACGTCGGGATGATGGTATCCCATCTCACCGGACCCCCATCGCTCGCTCGATGTCGGCGACGACCTCAGCCTTGAGCGCTTCTTCCGTCGGGCGGACGAACGGCCGCATCGGATGGGAGCGCGCGAGCGCGTAGTTGACCGAGCCGAACTCGTTCATGTTGCCGATCGCGAACATCTCGCCGAGCGTCTCACCACGACGGGCCGCGTGGGCCTCCATCTTCGCGAGCGCCTCACGGCCGACGCCGAAGCCCCACGCGACGATCGCGGCGCCACGGTTGACGATGCCCTCGCTACGGCCGATCCCGTCGACCAGCATGCCCTCATGCATCGCGGGCGGGGAGCCTGGCCGCGATGGACCGTCACCCCGAGCCGAGAGGATCCGCTTGGTGTGCGCCACCATCTTGTCAGCCGCCTTGATCGACGCGCGCAGCACGTCACGCAGCGTCTGTTCGGCGGCCTTGTCGCCCATGCCCACGAGGCCGATCGTGCGGCCGAAGCGGAGCCCCATCACGAGAGCTCTCCGGGCCAATGGATCAACACGAGCTGCATGTGCCGGCCGCGCGGCTTGTAGGCGGAGTCTACCTTGAGCAGCCGCACATCGCCCTCGTTGTGGTGCGCTTCGGGGCCGGAGATGACCTCGATCACGTCGCCCTCGATCACGTCCATCGACGCGTGCCCGAATCCGACGTACTCGCCCACGACCCGCTCACCGGGACCGCCGTCCTGGCGGGTCTCGCGCCGAGTCTGGATCGCTATGCGGATGTCGCTCTGGCCGGGAACCTGCGACCACTCTCGCGAGACGTCGCCGAACGTCGAGCCGCGAACGTCGGCCGAGCCCCAGACCGTGACGGTGTGATCGAAGTGACGAGCGGGGATCGTCATGCGTAGACCGGCCCCCGCCAGCGTGCGAGCGTGCGCATGAGACCGGGGACCGACAAGAGGTCGCGCTTACCCATGGAATCCGCGAGGGCCGTGTAGCTGTAATCGCCGATCGTCTCGGAGCGCAGGCCCTCGCGACCGCGTTCGTTGTACTTGAACGCGACCAGATCCATCACTGCCTGCCTGATGTCGCCAGGCTCCTGTCCCGCCGTGTACCCGAACGGGTAGACCACTCGATACTCGTAGCCGTGCCGCCAGGTCTCGCCGCCCTTTCGGAGCAGCACCGCGCGACCAGAATCGCTTACCGGCGCCCTGATCTCGAACCCGTCGTCGTCGCCTGCGGCAATCGTAGTCCAGTCCCCGCCGACCACGCTCCGCTCGTCCACGCTCGTGATGACGGTTGGCGCCTCGTCGAGTGTCAGCGACAGGGTGCCGTCTCCGCAGAGATACTCCGTATGCGCGACGCTGACGCCGAAGTAGCGCTCGGTTTCCTGTTGGACGATGTCGACGGCACGAGCCTCCAGTGCCGTCAGCAGATCGCTGACGCCAGGCTCGCTAGGATTTCCCAGCCACGCGAGGAGGTCCGCGACGTCGATCACGACTCACCCGCGTCGCCCTCGTCTCGGGCCGCGAGGATCTGCCGGGCGAGGTCGGCATTTGGTCCATCCGGGTACCGTTCGACGTACGCCTCCGGCTCCATGTCGAGCGGCCAATCGGAGGGGACGTCTTCGGCCGGCTCGTCGTCGTCGGCAGGCTCCTCCGCGGTCTTGTCCTCCGCGGCAGGAAGCATCTTGTTCTCGGGCGCCGGTGCCATCTTGCGCCCTCCGATCACAATACGACCGCCCTTCTCGCTCAACCCATACCGGTCCACGTCACCAGCGCCGATCTGCGAGCCGGCTCCGCACAGGAGCCACGCGCCGCGTGAGTCCCCCTCCTCGACGACCTCTGAGCGGTCCGCCGTCAGGTACAGGCGCCGGTCAGCCTTCAGGGTAGCCATCAGCTCAGTACCGTGTCGACGATCCGGTAATAGACCCGGAACCGGAACGGTGAGGTGCCGGTGATGATCTCCCCGACGAGCATGTGCGCCACGAGCGCGGCGTTGGCGACGGGCTCGAACGACGAGACCGGTGCGGTGCCCTGCACGACGGGCCGAATGTAGCGCGACTCGGCTGTCGCCTGATCGGCGAACCCGGTCATCTCTGCCTGCCCGACCTCGGCGCCGCTCGCGTCCGTGTACTTGATGGCCAAGTCTTCGCCCGCCGCGACGCCCGCGTAGGCAGTGCCGGCCGGCTTGTGGATCACGGCGCCCTCGAAAATGAGCGCCTTGTTCGCTCCCGGAGCCGCGACGAGTGCGATCGGTGTCGCGTTGAGCGCGAGGATCTGCGCGGACGTGAGCTCGACGTCGGCGATAGCGACGCCCCCAGCCTGCCCGCCACCGGTGTCGGTGCTACGTGCGCCTTCGATCACACCCATCGTCAATCCTCCACGTAGAGAAGCACTCCCCCGACCGCCGTGGCCGCGGAGAGTTCGAGGTTGAGAAGTTCGCCGGCAACCGTCACGGCCCAGCCCGCCGGATTGTACGGCAACACGAGCTGGCCGTTGTCCGCGATGTCCATCACGCCGGTGAGAGCCGCGCCGCCGGCGTCGGATTCGAGTCGGACCGAGATCGCGCCGCCAGACGCCACCAGTACGAGCGCCAAGACGCGGATCGCCTTGCCGGCGACAGCGGCCACGAGGGTGTTGTCACCCGACGTGGCTGCCGCCACCGCGGCGCGCTTGACAGGACCAACCACGCCCATCAGCTGCTCGGCGCGCTGGTCCAAATGGCGCAGACCTGACGACCGGACAGGTCGATCGTGGCAGCAGTGATCTCGCCATCGCCGACCGTGAAGTCGGCCACGTCATCTGCCCGAACCGACGTCCCCGCATCCGGCCACGACATGACCGCGAGTAGGTTGTCGCCCGACTTGATCCCGCTGATCAAGTTATCGCTGCCATTGGTCACGCCGTTACCAAAGCCGACCGAGTGATCGAAAGGAAGTCCGTTGATTGCCATGCTGTGTCCTCTCCCTTGGGTGCCGGCCTACAGGCCGGTCACGGTGCAGAAGGCGGCCGGCCGCTCGACGACGAACGCCACGCGGATGTCCGCACGGAGCGTCTGCTTGCCTTCCTTGAACTGGTCGCCGACGTAGCCGACCTGAATCGACAGACCGCGGCGGTCGTAGATCCGGCAGTAGTTCTGGAAGTCGCCGACGAGCGCCGTGTTCTCGTCGATCGCCTCGTTGAGCGCGACAGGGAGCCCGAAGAGCTGCATCGGACCCGCGATCGCCGGGTTGCCGAGGATGTAGATTCCGTCGGCGGTCCGGGTCAGACGGATCTCCTGCCAGTCGTTGGAGTGCATCACGATCGCACCAGGCATCGCCCGGCCCGTCACACGCACCTTCGTGATGCCCTTGTGGACTGCGTCGAAGCGCGGATCCGCGCCCTTCGCCTGCGTCTGGATGCCGGCGACGTTGGTGATGCCTTCCAGGTTCGGCGGCACGCCGTCGCCGTCCACGACCTGGAGGTCGAGCCGCTGGCGCACACCGAACCCGAGCCTCTGGTCGAGCAGGGTACGCAGCTGCGAGCGGTCCTCGAGCTGCTCGTCCGTCACCGGCAGCGAATCGGTGATCTTGCGGACCTGGGAGGTCTTCTCGGTCCACTCGAACGCGGACTCGGCGTAGGCCGCGCCCTCGACCTTTTCGGCTGCGCCGTGCGTGCGAAGCGTCTCCTCCCAGTAGGTGACGGAGTTCGAGTCCGTGTCGCCCACCGGGATGAGGTCGAGGATCTGGATCGGGCGGGTGACCGCCTCGACGAGCCTGCCCGTCCGGTCCGAGTCGGGCGCCCAGCCCTGCGTCGTGGACATGAGCGTCTTGAGGTCGACGTCGTCGAACATCATCGAGAAGCCCTTGGCACCGTCTTCTCGGTATGCCTTGTACTCCTCGGACGCGATGAGCCGGTCCGCGATCGCCTTCATACTGACCGGGGACCGCGCTTCACCGTCGTCGGAAGGATGCGGGGCGCTCGGGCCGGCGGGGGTGCGCGAGATGTCGCCGTTGGCGGCACGCGCCTTCGCCGCGGCCTCAAGGGCCGCGCGCCCGCGGATGTCGGTTTCGAGGTCTGCCAGCTCGGCGTTCAGGCCGCGGAATTGCTCGACCTTCGCCTGGGTGTCCAGTCCCTCGCCCAGGCACTTGACCTTTGAGAAGTCGAGGTCTTCGCCTGCCTGATCCAGCACCTGGCGAACGAGAGCGTCCTTCGCGTCCCGCTTCTCCCGCAGCTCAACGAGCTTGGTAGCCATTCCGGCCCCCCGTGTGAGCACCGGTGGCCGGGTAGAACAGAAAACGCGGCCGAGCCGGTGCGGTATTTGCACCGTCTGGCCGCGTACTGGCTAACCCTCAGCCGTCAAGTGGGCCGTCGTTACAGACCTATGCTACCACGACCGCCCGCAGCCTGTCAATGTCCGCGATCGGCACCAGCACGTTCACGCTCTTGCAGCCGCCGCAGATACGCAGGTCGCGCGGCGCCGAGATCGTCACCTCTTCGCTTCGTTTCACAAGCGCGACGACGATGACGGGCACGGCGGATTCACCCAGCCAGTAGTCGCACCGCTTGCAACGGAGCGTGGTCTCACTCATGCCTCGGAGGCCCGTTCCAGCAGTTCACGCGCCCTCGCGACCTCGGCCTCGATCTCGGCGCGTAACTCCGGCGGATCGGCCGCTGACTTGTCCACCCCCTCCTGTGCCCCCTCCTCCAGCTCAGCCTTCGCCGCGCACGCGTCGCACTTCACGCCGAGCGTGGCGGTCGCTACGCCCGCCCCACGGAGCACGGGACTGACCTCGAAGACCTTCACCTGTTTGAGCACACGACGGATGCCCTTTTGGCGCTCGTCCTCGTCCGGCTGACGTGACTCGGCGACGTCGAAACCGTACGACCACTCGCCGAGCTCGCCGAGGCCCTTGACGGTCTCGAAATGGTCGCGTCCGTGCGTCGTGTCCATGAAGAATCGCAACTCGGCGATCGCCTCGTCGCCCTTCTCGCTGATCTCGCCGATGCCGACCGGGAGACCGTGGCCCCATGACGAATGATTGAACGCCGACACCTTCACGCGCTGCTTACCAAACGCGCCTTTCTCGGTCACGTCACCGTCGAGATCCTTGACGCCGAGCGTCGCGAACCGCGCCCGCACGACGCCCTCCGCTTCGTTCTTGATCTCGACGTGAACCGTCTTCTTTTCCATGCTCACTCCCTCCGACCGTTGGTGCCTTTGAGGTGTCCACGCACGCGATTCTTGCCGGCGGCCATGGCGTCGTCCCCTTCGCCGTCGTCGCCCGGAGCGCCCGGTTCGGTCGGCGGCACAGGCTCGACGATGCCCGCGTCGCCTTCCGCGACCGCGACCACACTCGATGGGCGCAGGTACACGGCCTGGCTGGGGTCGACCTCTAGGCCGAGCTTCTCCTGCGCCTTGTCGACGCGTAGCACGCCCTTCTCGACCAGGAGCGTGATCCGCCGGGCCTGCTCGGTCTCCTCTTCCTGGAACGCCGGCACCTGAGACACGTCGAACGAGAGACGGAAACGGCGTGACTGGCTCATGAACTCCGGCACCAGCGACGACGTGAGCTGACGGGCCAGCGTGCGTTGCATCGGCTGGAGGCACGAGGTCCACGCGAGCCGGCGCAGTTCCTTCATCGTCGCGCCGACCTTCGTCTGCTGGAGGCCGGCACCGAACCCGACGACCGCGGCAGGAATACCGAGCACGGCGCACACGCGCTCCTCGGCGATGTCGCGCAGGTTCCCTAACATGAGCTGTTGGGGGTCGAACCCGAATTGCGCTGTCTCCGTAGGCGTGCCGAGCACCAACCACTCGCCACGCTTGTCGCCCGTGAAGCCGGAGCGCATGTACGCCTTCATCGCTTCGACGTCTTCTTTCGAGGGCAGCGCGGATACGTCCTTCGGGGCGATGATGCCGCCGGGGACCCCCATGTTGCGCAGGATGGATGCGCTGAAGTTCGACGCCTCCTCGTCCGTGAACACCTCACGGAGCAGCGGCTTCAACGGTGACAGGCCGATGCGCACGTTCCGCGGGTCGAGCCCGAACCGGAAATGCACTATGTCGTCGACAGGCAGGTTGTGGGGCGCACTGCCGAACTCGGGCGTGTACTGGTAGTGGCTAATGAAGGTCGAGCCGTCGCGCGGGAACTCGGGACGGATCAGGAAGTGCGGGATGTACCAAAGCTGCACGACCTCGCCGAATGCGTTCCTGATCTTGAGCCAGTACGCGTTGCCGTCGAGCGTGTAGCTGACGAGCGTCGCCTTCCAGAGTAGGTCGCCGTCGTAGAACGGCGTCGGGCGATCGACGAGCTCGACGACGGGATGGTCTTCGACAGGGTCCCACATGCCAGCGGTGCGCCGCTGCATCCGCAACTCGGCTTCCGTGAAGTTGCGGATGATCCAGTTGACCGGCGCCATGACGACGTTTGAATCGAGCCCACCCCTCACGTCCCGCCCATACGGATAACGGGTGCGAGGCAGGCCGTGATCGAAGCCGTCGACCTGGCCGTCGACCGACACGAAAGTCAGCGCTTTCTTGCCCGCCAGCCAACGGCTAACAGAGGCACGGAGCAACTGGAACGGGCTCACGGCGCCGTGACCGCCTCCTCGATCGCCTCACGGTACGCAGCGACGAGATCGCCGAAGCCGCCCGCCATGCCTGAGCGATAGACGCGCGTCACGGCCGAACGGCCAGCATCGAGGTCCCTGCCCTTCAGCGGCTTCAAAATCTTCTCGACCTCGGCCGCCAGCTCGGGGGCCATCCGGATCGGGCGGTCTTCGGTCGGTAGTGCGGTCGTACTCATGGGTTGATTCCCTCGGAGGTTAGAGGAGCCATCCGAGCCGCGGCTTGGCCTCTTCACGGATCGCCATCCCAAGCGCCATAATGAGTGCCACCGGGCCGTCTATCTTGTCCCGCTCCCGCTCTTTTCGCGGGTACACATTGTCCTTCGCGTCCGTCTTCGCGACCACGTTGCTGATCATCCAAGCCATGACCGGATTGCCGTCGTGCCGGATGCCTCCCGACAAGATCAGCGCCTCCGACTCCTTCATCGGCTCAGACATCATCTGCACGGTCTGGCGGAACTCGACGACCATCAGCCCGTCCCGCTCGAGGTTGCCCGCGAGTTGCGCAGCCTGCCACGGGTCGTACGCGACGCCGAGCACGTGAACCTGGCTGGCCAACTCGCCCACGTCGTCCTGGATGCGCTGCAGGTCAATCTTGGTCCCGTCCGTAACGACCACATGGCCGTCCTCGGCCCAGCCCCGATAGCGGTCTGCCTCGGGGTCCTCTAGCCGCTGCTCGGGCAAATAGAACCGCGGCAAGAACGTCCACGGCCCTTCGTCTTCGGGTGGAAACAGTAGGCCCATCGCGGCAAGATCAACCTTTGACGCCAAGTCGAGGCCGAGGTAGCAGTCACGGCCCCCCAACTCGTCGAGGCATATTGCGGCGTCGCCGAGCCCTGTCCAGCGCTGCGTGTTGTAGAACGCGCCCCGGGACGACACCCACAAGTTGAGATGCTTGATCTTGAATCTGTACTGGTGACGCGCGTTCTGGACGGCCTCGCGTTGGCGCGCGAGCAGGAAGTCGCGAGCGACGCTGACGCCGATGTTCGGGTTCGCCTTCTCCAGCGCGACCGGGTCACTCCAGTCGTCGTCCTGATCGACCGTGTAGATAATGCCGAAATGCTCTTCGTCTTCGATCACGCCCTCGAGCACGCGCTCGACCGTGCGCCAGTCGTCGTAGCACGGGCCTTCGATGTCGTCGCCAGCCGTTGAGATCACCAACATCAGCGGTTGCTCCCGCGCGCCCATGCCAGTGAGCATCGTGTCGTACTGGTCCGGACTCTGGTGCTCGTGATACTCGTCGATGATCGCACAGTGCGGTGAGGCGCCGTCGCCCGGCTTGCCGATAACCGGCTCGAACTTGCTCTCGTCCTTGAGGCGTACGAGCGTCTTCGCGTTCACCTCGATTCCGGCCGCCGCCACGAGGTCTGGCGAGCGGGCGACCATCTGCTTTGCGGGCCGGAACACCTCCCACGCCTGCTTCTCGTTCGACGCGCCCGAGTAGACCTCGGCCCCCGGCTCGCCGTCGGCCGCGAACATGTACACGCCGTTGCCTGCTGCCTTGAAGCTCTTGCCGTTCTTGCGGGGCACGTAGATCGAGGCCTTACGGAACCGTCGCGTGCCATCCGGCCGGACCCACCCGAAAATCGATGCTTCGATGAAGATTTCCCAGGATTCCAGCTCGAAAAGCTGCCTTTCGCGCGCCCACCGACCCTTTACGTGGGGCAGCAGCTCCAGGAACGTGCAAACCTTCTGGGCCCTGCCTTCGTCGAACGTGTACGGGAACGCCTCCGTGCCTTGCCGCTCCATGTCACGTAAGTGCCGCTCGCACGCGAGCCGGACCCACTTGCAGGCGAGGATCCGGCCATCCACCACGTCCCGCGCGTATTCGTGCGCTCGCTCGGCGAACGTCACCCAACCAACTCCGCGAAGGCGTTCTTCTCGCCACTCTTGCCGCCGCCCACCTTGGATTTCGACGCCGGCGTGAACCCGAACTCGGTGGCCATCATACGGAGCTGCGTCTGTTCCGCGGCCGTAGGCTCCGAACCGAGCCGCCACTTCTGCACCGCCTTCGCGTGCATGTTGCAGTAGTGCCCGAGCTGGCTCAACGCCGCCTCGTTCAACACCCCTGCATCCGTCAGAAGCTTGGCCTTGTGGTTCCACTCCCTCACCGCTTCAGGATCCACCAACCAGTCCGGTGGCTCCGGCGCTACCGTCACGTCCGGGAACTTAGGCTCGTCGCGCATCCGCGCTGGCGTGGCCGTGCCGCGTAAGACCTTCATCGCGTTCGACGTCCGACGCTTTGGCATCAGGAACTCCCGAACCACGAATCGTTTGCACGATTTTTTGCCTTGGGAGCGGTCGTCGAGCGATGGGGCCTGAAAGAAATCCGTTTTTCGTTGGCCGCGGCCCGGTCGGTAAACCCGGACTGCTCACGTGCCGTGTGCGCTGAATGGCATGGCTTGCAGGCCGATTGCAGGTTGGCCCACGCTAAGTTCCAGCCATCCCCGTCTACGTGGTGGACCTCGGTAGCCTCGGCCCTAACGCAGAGCGTGCGCATCTGGCACCACGGGTCGGCCGCGAGCTTTCGGGCACGAAGCCGCTTCCAAGCCCGGCGGTCGTAGGGCCTCGGGCCACGCCGTTCGCGACGACCCCTCTCTCGTGAGCGCTCATGTTCGGCGCACCTGCCACGCAACACCTTGGCTGAGCACCCAGGCTCGGGGCAGTACTTCACCCTACACCGCCTCCGTGACGTACACGGTCAGCACCGAGCAATCCTTGCACCAAGCACCGTGCTCGCCTGGTTCGAGCTCGGTCCAATGCATCCGGGTGCGGCCGGTGGTCTGCACGTCTGCTGCGACTCCTCCGATCGGGCGTCCGCAGTCGCGGCACTCGATCGGCTTGGGCTGAAACGACTCGTGGCCCAGGGCCGGGGTTGCTCCCGACGCTGAGCCACGTGGGCTACTCACTGCGATGTCCCGCAAACGTACGGCATTAGGCACGTCCAGGTCAACGCTCAACGGGGCGCACCCGCTTCTGGCAGCGCGGCCCCGCACTTTCTTCGAGACGTGACCTGAACCGCTGGCCTGCGTAGGTGGTCGGGTGCGCCCTGATCCGACGTCTGTCGTTGCTCATACAAACCTCCGGTGGTTTATGCGTCCGGCCATCTGCCTACCTCGTCGGGATCCGCCTCGCGCCACTCCCCGGTCTTGAAGTTGGCCTCCACGGGGATCAGCACGCGGTTGGGGCCTTCGCGGTTCTTGTCGAGATAGAGCCATGTCTTGAGCAGGTGCGAATGCATCGCGTCCCTCTGCTGCCTCGAGTGGTCGAGCAGGATGACCTGGTTCGCGTTCGATTCGATCGCTGTTCCGCCCCACAGGTCGTGCATCGTCGGGCGCCGGTCGCGCTCTCGTGACGCCATGCGGTTGAGTTGGGAGAGCGCGACGACGAGGCACTTTTGGGAGTGCGCGAACCAGCGGAGCGCCTCGCTGATCTCGGTTGCGCGGTCGCTGATCTGGTCCGCCGGCGCCTTGATGAGCTGCAAGTGGTCGACGAAGATCGCCCGTGAGCCGGCCTCGTAGAGCGCGCTGCAGCCGGCCATGATCTCGTCGAGCGTGGGCGCCGAGTCCCGTTCCATCACATACAGCGAGCGCAGCGCGCCGTTGGATTGCCGGTATTTGGCGATCTCGCCCTTGAGCAGATTTGCCTTCGCGTTCGCGTCGCCGTCCGTCCATCGGTGGTGCAGGAAGTCGTAGTAGCCGAACGCGGTCACGTTCGAGTACACCCGTCGCTGTAGCCCACGCTTCGGGATCTCCATTGTGATCACGCCCGGCAGTAGCTCGGCCTCCGATGCCCGGCGAGCCAGGTGCAGCATGAGTTGCGTCTTGCCGGCGTTCGAAGCGCCACCGAGCACGACGTACCACCAGCCGCCGAGTCCAGCTCCTCCCGTCTCGTCGCATACAGCGTCCCATGCGGGCAGGCCGGTCCCGAGCGGTCGTGAGGGCCGCTCCATCAGCCAGGCGCCGTACTCGATCGCCTCGCTCGTCGTTAGGATGTCCTCGGTGCGCCATGTCATAGCTCGATCCTGCCGGTCGACCCCGGCATCTCGACCCACTTCGCGCCGTTGGCGCGCTTGGCCACTGGAGCTTGGACGAATTCTCGCCACGGCTCACTCGGCCCCCAGAACGTTGAGGCCTGCTGGACGAACGACGTGCCCTCGATCTCGCGGGACTGGCAATGCTGGCAGTAGTGCTCTGCCGCGATCACGAGTTGGTCTGGTACCGCGCCTGATGCGACTCTCGACCGGAACGCGCTGTAGGCGCCCACTTTCGGATTGGAGCCGTCACGGGATGGGTACGCTGCCCACGCTCGTTCGAACGGTTCTGGGTACTCGTACTGCCCACTCGACTGCTTGGGCTTCACCGGAAATTCCAACTCGGTGCGCTTGTGCACCGAGGTAGTTGTCTTTGTCTCTGTCTTTGTCTCTGTAGGCGTAACAGCCGTAACGTTACGGTCGTTACGCGTAACAGGTTTTGCGGGTTCTTCTGTAAGTGCTTGCAGGCGTTCACGGTATCTACGCATACGCTCTGCCGCCGTAGGGTCCACTTGGCGGTCCGACCAACCCGTGATGACCCACTCGCCTTCATCGACCACGAGAGCACCGTCATCGATGGCCGCCCGTTCCATCGTTTCGAAGGCGTTACGCGTAACACCCGTAACGCGCGCGGCGATGTGGGCCGCCAACCTCTTGGCCGCCCCCGCGGTGCCATGCGCCTTCACGTGGCATAGGAGCTCGACCCACGCGAGCCGCGCTTCTGGATCGAGAGCGGCGACCCACTCCGACTGTGACCATGTCGTATCCAGGCGGATCCAGCGGGATGCGCTCACTTCGCCCCCGCCGGCTGACGTGGCTCGACCTTCGCAGCCGCCACGCTCGCCAGGTACGCCCGCATGCAGCGCGCGCAGGGGCAATGTCGATGAGGCCGGAACACTCCGTCCTCGATAGCCTCCCGCGCGCCATCGGTGATTTCGGGATCCGCTAGAATGTCGGTGATCACATCACTCAGGTGGCGTAGCATTCTCTCGGTTGCCGGCTCAGTGTGGTTGGACGTGGACTCAGGGCTCACCCTCGTGGGGGTGGGGCGCGGGGGAGGGGGGTGGGGGGAAGGGCGTACGTAAGCCGTTTTCGGGATCGCATGGGCTCGTTCACCGGCTCGCCCGGTCGGCCATCACGGCCCTCTCTAGTGGCGTTAGATCCCACTCGGCCACGACCGCGCACAGGTCGCCGTGGATCGGCCGAAGCAGGTAGGGGTCGCGGTCGGGGA